GCTGTGGGCGGCGTAGGTGTAGTCCACCTCGAAGTTGGCCGCGCCCAGGGTCGGGGCCGGGATGGTGGAGGTGGACGGGATGAACAAGCCGCCATCAGTCAGCACGTAGTCGGTGCCGGCGGTGTAGGCCGTGCCGCCGCCTACCGGCTCCACCGAGGTGACGGTGGCGGCGATCTTGGCCAGCGCCACCCAGCCGCCCTTGTAGCCCACAACCGCTTCGGCGGTGGCGGTGCCGGCGACCACCTGGGTGGAGGTGCCGCGGGTGAAGCGGGCGAAGTTCTCCGCGTCGAAGTCGTGGAAGGTGAGGTTGAACTGCACATCGCTCACGCGATCGATGCGGTTGCGGATGCCGCCGCCGGGGTTGGTGTGGTCCGGCAGGGACAGGGTATTGGACTGCGGGGCGAAGTTGAGCACCGAGCAGTTGCCGATGGGGGCGAACGCGGCGGCGGCGCCGAACTCCTTGATGTAGATCTGGCCGCTGCCCACGTAGCTGTAGTCTTGCTTTTCCATGGTGGAAGTCCTCGTTTATGCCGCTGGGCGGCGGATAGGGATGTGGCTGGTGTAGGTGACCGCGACGCCGACCCAGCCGGCCGCGATCTGGCCAGCCAGGGATTCGGCGCCCTGGTAGCGCGGAAACTCGTAGCCCTTGGGGTACAGGGTCTGCTGGGCTTCCATGGCCCGCTCGATGTCGTCCAGGAGTTCGTCCAGGTGCTCCTGCGCGTCGTCCATGTCGGCGGGCACCTTGGCCACCACGCGGAACGTGGTGAGGCGGTGGGTGCGCAGCAAGGCCACGTCGCTGGCGCGGGCCTGGGAGGTCCACACCGCGGTGACGAACTGCTCGGCTTCGTCTTCCTTTTCCGGCGTGGGCTCCAGGGTGACGGCCAGGCCGGCATCGGTGTGGAAGCCGTTGGCCTTCTGGATGCGCTTGAGCGCAGTCTCCACGGCCCCCAGCAGCTGGCTGCGAGCGCCGCTCATGCGCGCACCGACCAGCGGCTGAGCGAGTCATCGCCGCCAATGTGCTGGGCCAGGGTGTAGGTCTGGCCGCCCACGGTCACGGTGGCGCGGGTCGCCGGTTCCACTTGCTGGCGCCGGAACGTGAGCACCACGGCGTGGAAGGCGATGGGCGCGCCGTCTTCGCCGAACTGCTCCACGTTGACATCCTTGAGCACCTGCACGGTGACCGCCGACCCAGGGCCGCCCGGCGGCGGGGTGTAGGTGGCATCGAGCGTGCCGACCACGGCGGCGAACGCGCCGTAGAAGGCCCGGTCGAACGCCTGCATCCAGCTGGCCTCGCTCATGGCCGCCCCCGGTACTTGGAGGTCTGCAAGGCCTTGGCCAGCTCGCGGTTGAAGTGGAACGGCATCAGCTTGTCCCACTGGCGCTGTGCCAGGCCGAAGATATCGAAGCGCTTCTGGTAGCGGGGCTGGCGCACGAACACGAAGATGCTGCGCACCGCGCTGCCGTAGCCGGTGGTGATGCGCTCGTAGATGCCCGGGCGCAGGCGGCCATGCCGGGCCCGGATGGCGAAGAACTCCCCGCCCCGGGTACCGCGCTTGGCAGCGCGCTTGCGGCGGCGGCCGCGGCTGGCGGCGGTCTCGTTCTGGTATTTGTCGTTGCGGGCATCCAGCTGCGAGAGCACCTGGTTGACGGTGCTGGCGCGCACGTTGCCGTGGGCGTCCAGATCCGCGCCCTTGCCGGCCACCGCAAACATGCCAGCCGGCAGCGCGCCACGGGCCGCCAGCAAGCGCTCCATCGGCTTGCGGGTGCGGGCGCCACCCTCGACCTGGTGCAGCAGGTACTTTGCCGGCGGGGTCCCGCCGGTGGCCTCATCGCGCAGGAAGATGGTGGCGTACAGGCGTTGCTTGGTGGCCTTGGTGTACTGGGCGGCATTGATGGTCATCGCCCGCGGGCGATCGAACACGCGGGCGGCAGTGCGCGCCCATACCTGGCGGATCTCGAAGGCGGTGGCGTTGACCGCCTGGACGATGGCAAACGGCAGGTTCTTGCGCTCCAGCTCGGTGAACTGGCGGGACAGCACGTTGTCGGCGTCGACGTCGATCTTGACCAGGCTCATGGCGCGCCTCCGGCCCGGTCGGCCAGGATCACGGCTTGGCAGGCGCGGAGCTGGTCGTCGGCGTCGCGTCCGACTCGAACAATTCGGCCCGCAGCCTCGTCTCGAAGTTGGGCGAGCGCATCACGTTCGAGGGTGGCGGCGGCGGCGTCGGACAAACGCTGGGTTTCACAGCCAGCCCATTCCTTGCGCAGCTGGAGGTTGCCAGCGCGCAGGTCAGCAGCAACAGCAGCAGGGACGGTTTCGGCTTCACGGCGGTCCTCTTCATGTTGGGTGCCGATGTCGGCCAGGGCCCGGGCCTTGGCGCGCTCGGAGTCGATGGCTTCGACCAGGGTGTCGTTGACCAGTTCGGCCAGCTCCAGGTCGGCGCGGAGCTTCTTGATGTCGGCGCTGCGGTCGCGCCATTCCCAGCCGACCCAGAAGGTGGCGAAGGTCCACAGGGCGAGGGAGGTGATGGCGATCAGGATGCGGTTCATGGCACCACGCCCTCCATGCACGCCTTCCTCTCGGCCTCGCGGCGATTCTTCAGCCCTTGAACGAACCGCATCTCAGGCTTCCCGTTCGGCAGCTTGCGGCCGGTCTTGACGTAGCTCCAGATCGGCCGGTCCGCGTCATCCAGCGCCAGCCGGCGGCACCCCAGCGCCCACTGCTCTGCATTCCATGCGCGCATGGCGCCGCTGCCGCAGGTGGACGGCGCACCGAAGTTCCAGGCATGGGACGTGGCCATGTCGAACACCGGCTGCGGCGGGGTGACCTTGAAGCAGCGCAGCAGCTGCGCCTGCACTTTCGCCACCGCCTTGCCCATCTCGGCTTCGCACTTTGCTGCCGGCCACTTCTCCCCAACGATGATCGGGGTGTCCGTGATGTGCCTGGTCAGACCGCCGCACGCGGTGGGCAGGCCGCCGGCCAGCTTGTCGGCGTAGACCACGGTGTCCTTGAACTGCGGGCTGCCGTTCTCCCAGCCGTTGATGAAGGCCAGCAGGCCGGCGGTGGCCAGCACCAGGCCTGCCCCGACGCCACCGCCTTGGTGCCGACCTCAGCCACGGCGGCGCACCCTCGCCCACAGCCGGCGCAGGTCATCAGCCCGCTTGTCCCACCACTCCAGCCACATGCCCCAGTTCTTGACGACGTTGGTCATCAGCAGGGAGAGCGTGTAGACGATCGTCAGCCACACCAGGATGGTGTGCGGACTGATGGCGCCGACGCCGCTGGCGAAGGCCACCGCTGCGGGCGGGGCGATCTTGGCCCCGGCGGTCAGCAGGTCGGTGGTGATCTGGTCTTTCACCGGTGGTCCCTTGAGTGCTCTGGCCATGGTCACGGCCTCGGAATTGCCGGCCGCCGCCGGCACCACGCGGAGTGGCGACGGCGGCGGGGCGGTTACGGTCAGGCCTGCAGGGCGGCCACGCCGGGCGTGAGCTTGGCGACCACCGAGGTGGCGCCATTGCCCGCGGCCGCCATGGCCACGCCGAAGTTGTTGAGGTCGCCGGTGGCCGCCGATGCGACGATCACCTGGGAGGCGCTCACGTCCCAGATCAGCTTTGCGCCCTGGGCCACGACGGCCGTGGACAGCTTGGGCAGGACGAAGGCGGTGCCGTCGATGATCGCGGCGCCAGACTCGCCGCTGGCCAACGTGGCGACGGGGACCGCAAGGACGGTGCCGGCGATCACCGGCACGCCGGCGGTGGCCGGACCGGTGATGGTGATGGTGTTGCCATCGGAGAAAGCGTTGTTCATGGTCTTGGCTCCAGGGAAGTAGGCAGGTCAGGGCGCGGCGTGGCCGCGCCCTGCGGCGATCAGGCGCCGGCGTTCTTGAACAGGCCGCGCCAGTCGATGGCCTTGGCACCGAACACGTGGCGGCACTTCACCGCCAGGCCATCCACTTCGAATCCGTTGCGCGTCTCGGTGAAGACGCCATCGTGGCCTTCGAGGTAGGCGTACTCGATCGTGTCGATCGTGTTCGGCTCGGCCGAGGCGAACCAGGCGGTGGTGCTGGCATCTTCCAGGCGCGGCTCGCTGATCGGGATGAGCGACGGGCCGAACACGTTCTGGTCCACGCCCTTGCTGGCCACGAAGTTGGCGCTGGTGATCTTGAGCGCGGCCTCTTCCAGCGACGGCGGCACCACCAGGTAGCGCGGGCGCACGGTGATGTAGCGGCCCTCGATGCCCTTCTGCAGGGTCATCAGCTTGCGCATCTCGGCAATGGGGTTGGCCACGGCCGGGTTGAGCGCGGCAGACAGGGCGGTGGGCGTGCCCAGGTTGCCGTGGCTGGCGTGGAACAGGGCTTTGCCGTCGGCCATGTTCGGGTTGCCGGTGAGGATGGCGTAGACGATGTCCGACTCCAGCTCCGCGGCGCTGGCGCCGAAGGCCTGCGGGATGCGGGTGAGCGCGTCCAGGTCATCGTTGATGATCGTTTCCCAGGTGATGTGGACGATCCGGCCGTACTTCTGGACGGCGTACTTCTCGGCGCCGTCGCCGATGGAGCCGTACTCGTACTCGGCACCTTCCAGGACGCGCTTGAGGTCCGGGGCGCCGCCGATCTGGGTGCGGCTGACCTGCTTGAAGTCCGGCAGGGTGGCCTGGCGCGAGAACGGGACGAAGGTGCGGGCGGCGGCGGAGTAGCCGGCGCGCAGGGTCTTGGTGATGACGTTCTCGAGGATGTTCGGGAAGTCGGTGGTGGACTGCAGCGCCAGCACGGCGATCTGCTGCTTGCTCATGCCGCGGGTGCGCTGGCCGGCACGCTCGGCACAGTCGCGGGCCAGGTCCACCAGGTCGAAGCCGCGGAACTGGTTGGCCGGTTCGTCCATCTTGTGGGCGCCCGGGTTGGACCGGTGCAGGACGGCGGTGATGGCGCCGCCGCGGTAGGTGGCGGTTTCGTCCAGGTTGCCGGCATCCACGCGCGAGCCGGTGGCGGTCGGCGTGGTATTGGCGCCCAGGAACGCCAGCAGCTTCTGGCCGGCGGCCTCGACGGTCAGGTCGGTGTCGTCTTCGCACTCGCGCTGCAGGGTGGCCAGGGCGGCCTGGTCAAGGTCGGCGCGGGTGGCGAACGGCGAGAACGCCGCGCGGATGGCGTCACGGCGCTGCGCCAGCGCCTTCTTCTGTTCCGGGGTGAGCATGGTGGTATCTCCAGAGGGATTACCGGCATCCGCCGGCGGGGTGGACGCGGCCGGAGAGGCCGGCGGATTCAGGTCGGCCAGGGCATCGGCCAGGGCGGCACGCACCGCACTGGCATCGACGGTGACCTTGATGGTTTGGGGCTGGGCGGCGGGCGCGGCGGTGGGCGCGGCGGACGCGGTCGCGGCCCGCGGCGCCCCGCGCAATGCGGCGGTGACTACCAGGCCGGCGTACTTGGCCGGGGCGCCGCGGGCGCTGATGCGGGCCAGCAGCTCGTTGGCGTAGGCGCGGGCGTTTTCGTCGGGGGTGTCGTTGCCGCCGTCGCCTTCGTCAACGGCATCGGCAAAGCCCTCGGCAACGGCTTCCTCGCCGGTGTAGTAGTGGTCCTCGCCATCCTTTAGCAGCGCCAGGATGTCGTCCTTGCCCTTGCCGGACTTCTTGACGTAGGCATCGGCCATGGATTCGCTGAACTTGTCCAGCACGTCGGCGTACTGGCGCATCTCCACCGCGTTGCCGTAGCAGCCGCCCCAGGGCGCATGGATCATCAGGATCGAGGTGGGCGGCATGGACACGGTGTCGCCGGCCATGGCGATCAGCGAGGCGCTGGACATGGCCACGCCGTCGATGGTCACCGCCTTGGTGGCCTTGTGCCGCTTGAGCGCGTTGTAGATGGCCAGGCCGTCGGCGACGCTGCCGCCATAGCTGTTGATGCGCACGTTGATGGTGGCCACGGTGGCGTCCAGGCCGTTGAGCTGCTCGGCCACGGATTGGGCGCTGACCGACTCGCCCCACCAGCTGTCGCCGATGTCGCCGTAGATCAGCAGCTCGTAGGTGTCGGCGGCGTCGGCGACCGGGCGCAGCTCCATGCGCGGCTCGATGTGCGGGCGGTCCTGCGGGGAACGCGGGCTGGCCTGCGGGCCGATGCACGCCGCGAGGGCGGCCGAGAACAATGCGGGTTTCATCAGTTCATGTCTCCGGTGGAGCGCACGACGCGGAAACGCGCCTGGCGCTGGCGCGTACGGCGCGGGTCGGTGTCCTCGTCCTCGTTGCCGGGCGGCGGGGCGATGGAAGTGGTGGCGCCGTCGAGCGGGATGCCAAGCTCATCGGCCAAGCGGCGCTCGCGGGCGATCTCCTCGAACTTGTCCTGGACGCGGCCGCCACGCTCTGCGATGACGGCGGTGCGGGATTCCACGCCAGCCTCGAACAGGCCCTTGATGCCGTTCGCTTCGCGCTGGGGGTCGATCCAGGGCATCTTCGGGCCGCGGAATACCGCCTGGGCCACGGTGGCCGGGTTGACGTGGGCCGGCACCTTGACCTGGCCGGAGGCGATGGCCAGCGTGACGAAGCGCTCCCACACCGGCTGCACGAAGCGCGCCACGAAGGTGGCGGTCATCATCCGGTAGCCGTCGTAGGCCTCGACCAGCTCCTGGCGCTGGGCGCTGTAGGTGCCGTCGTAGTCGCCGGACAGGCTGGAATAGCTCAGCCCCAGGCAGCGCGAGACGGCGCGCATCATGGCCGAGCGGAACTGCTCCAGCGCGGTGTTCGGGCGGTTGGCGTTGATCATCTCGATCTCTTCACCCGGCGCGGTGTCGGTGAAGATGGCGCCCGCCTCCAGGGTGAAGTCGCGGTCAACCGGGTTGCCGTTTTCGTCCACCTGCGGCGTCCAGTTCTCCGCGAGTTCCTTGTCGCGCTTGATGTACCAGGCCATCCGCGCGGCGATCCGCGCAGCGATGCGCTCGGACTCTTCGTAGTCCTTGATGTCGAGCAGGCGATCGATGGCCGGCGCGAACAGGCTGATGCCGCGCAGGCCGGACAGGCGGCGGCGCACCGCCACATGAAGCATCCGCTCGGCCGGCACTCGCTTGAGGTCGGCGCCGCCGTCGACGAAGGCGTAGCCATTGCCCGGGTGCTTCTTGTGGCACCAGTAAGCCAGCGGCTGGCCCCATTCGTTGCGCTCGATGCCGGCGCAAACGGTGGGCGTGTCGCGCTCGTAGTCGAGCGGCACCACGTCGGCCTCCAGCAGCTCCAACGACAACGGAACCTTGCTGGAGTGACGGATGAAGGTGCCATTGCCTTCCACGACCTGGGCAAACACCTCGCCGTCACGCAGCCAGGACCGGCAGGCCAGCTCCTGGGTCTGCACCCAGTTCAGCGTGCGGGTGACCTCCGGCAGGACGGACCACTCCCGCCACAGGTTGAGCAGCTGGCGGGCGAAATCGTCGTCGATGTCGTCGTAGTTGGCGCCAGAGGTGCCGTTGCGCGGGGTCGGCTCGATGCTGATGCCGGCCGGGCCGATGATGTTGCGGGTGAGGGTGGTCAGCGCACCATCGACCAGGTCGTAGTTGCGCTCCAGGTTGCGGACGGTGGCGCGGACGGTGGCGGCGTCGCGGGCGACCAGCTTCTCGCCGGTGCTGTTGTCGCGTGACTTCTTGCGGCGCTTGGTGCTGCGCCCGCCTTCGTACATGCCCAGCACCTGGCGGGCGAACATGCGCTTTGCGGCGTAGCGCGGCGCGAACAGGGCGATGCCGCGCTCGAGCACGTTTCCGCGAGGGGCCGGGGCGGCCTTCATCCGCCGAACACCGCTGTGCGGTAGCGCAGGCTGCCGCGGGCCGGGGCCTTGATCTGCTCTGCGGCCAGCTCGCTGCGGAGCTGGGCAATGGCCTTGCGGATTTCGGCCAGGTCGGCCAGGGTCACCTGGCGCTCATTGAGGCGCACGCTCTGGCCGGCGAGAACCTTGCTCTCGGCGGCCAGATAGAGGTCCAGTCGTTCTTGGGTGGTCGACATGGAGACCCAAGCTATACAAGGTCGAGTCCACAGTCAGGGATTTTCGTGGACTTTTTCACCCGGCCCGGCGCGGCTCGGAACTCCGCCCCGGATGGTGCTTGTAGGCCGCCGACCGGCTGATCCCGTGCTTGCGCATGATCTCCTGGAGGGACAGGCCGCGGCGCCAGTCCTCCACGACCTGACCGGCGTCCACCTTCGCCGCCGCACGGTAGGTCACGCGCAGGCCGGCCAGCACGTTGAGCTGGATGGTGCACAGGTTGTCGGCCAGCTGCAGCGCCTGATGGGCTGGCAGATCGCGGACGGCATTGAGGATCTGGCTATGGAACCCTTCGCGCAGTTGCTCCAGGTATTCGTCTGCTTTGGCGTCGTCGGCCACGGTCGGCTCCGTCAGGTAGGGTCGATGACCGCGCCACGGCGGCGCGGGCGGGAGGGGGTGCCACGGGGGTCCAATGCAATTGGGCCGGGTGGTGGCGCGTGGATTGGGGCGGCGGGATGGCCATGAGACACCGGCGGCGCCTTTCCGATCTGGGCCAGCAGTTGGGCTTCGCGGGCGTCCCACTGGGCCTTGGTCCAGCGGTTGAGGCGCAGCTCGGGGTGGAGCGCCGCTGAGTAGGCGTAGACCCAGGTATCCAGCGGCTCGTTGCGCGGGCCGCCGCGCTTCTTCTCGAAGCGGTTGCGGGTGGGGTTGTAGGTCTCGCTGACCAGGCCGCCGAAGTAGGCGTCATCGAGCTGGTCGGAGAAGCGGACGCGGCGGGCGTCGACGGGCTTGTCGGCATCGGCCGAGAGCCAGCTGTAGAGCATGTGCTTGATGCCGACGGTGCCGACCGGATAGGCCATGACGCCGCGCTTGTCGTACTGCCCGCGCCAGTTCACATCCTGCAGGCGGCCCTTTCCCAGGGCCGGCGCGTTGTTGGCGGTGGCGCCGAACCCGGCCATATGCCGGCGCAGTCCGCGGCGGCTGCGGACGAAGGCTTTTACCGCTTCGGTGCGGTGGCCGAGCATGTCCTGCAGGCTGGCGTCCACGCGCAGTTGGGCGCCATCTTCGCGGTCGATGGGGCGCAGTAGCAGATCGACAAGGGCGGTCCAGACGTCTTCATCGGCTGGGTCGCCGGGCAGCTCGACGTAGTCGATCGGCCAGCAGGTCATGCCGCGGCCCCAGCCGAGCAGGTGCACCGGCAGGCGGTTGTCCTGTGTGTCGATGCCGGCGGTGACGGCCAGCACCCAGCGCGGTACCGGGCGCAGCGGCACGGCCTCGGCGCGCTCGGCGATGATGTTGAACTTGACCGCGCGCATGGCCTGGTCCTCCCAGGGCTCGGCGAGTCGGTCGTTGACGAAGGTCTTGAGCTTGGCCGGGTCGGTCTGGGCGGCGCGCCACATGTGGACCAGGTCGATCCAGCGCGGCCCCAGGCCCATGGGGTAGTACAGGGCGTTGGCGTGGTAGCCGCGGATCTTCGATTCCGGGTTGGCCGGCACCCATCGGCCGGCGGCGATCAGGGCCGGCTTCTGGTGCTCGTTGATGACCACGCCGCACTCGCGGCAGGTGTACCAGCATTCGCGGGCGTCGGGGGTGTAGGTGAGGCCGGACCATTCGAACGGCTGCTCGTGGTTGCAGTCCGGGCAGCGCCAGCACCACCGGCGCTGGTCGCTTTGCTTCCACTTGGCCTCGATGCGGCTCACGCCGGCGATGCCGGGGGTGGAGATGTAGAGCCGCTTGTAGGTGGACTGGAACGCGGAGGTGCGCCCGTCGAGCATGTCCACCGGGTCGTCACCGCTGGACAGGTTGGCGGCAAACTCGTCCAGCTCATCGACGATGAGCGTGCGGACGCTGGTCGATTTGAGCCGGGCCGGGCTGCCGGCGTGCTGCAGGTAGAGCTGCCCGCCGTTGAACTCCTTGAACGTGCGCGTGTTGGCCGCATCGCGGCTGGCCTGGGAGCGCAGCGCGGCGGCCACGGCCGGGCTGTTCTCGATCATCGGGTTGAGCTTCTGGGCCACCCAGGTGTTCATGGTCACCTCGGCCGGCAGGCAGACCATGACCGGGCCGGGGTGCTCGCACATGGCGTACCCCAGGGCGTTGGAGCTGATCATGGTCTTGCCGAACTGGATCGGGAACATGCACGCCGCTTCGTGCACTGGGCTGCGGGCGGACATGCAGTCCATGGGCTCGACCAGCAGCGGGTTGCGGCGATTGCTCCAGCTGCCCGGCTCCGGGCTTTCCTCGCTCCCCAGGATGCGGTCGCGCTCGGCCCACTCGCTCACCCGCAGCGGCTTGCGCGGGGCGATGGACCGGGCCACGGCCTCGAACAGCTCGGCACGGGTGGCGGCCAGGGCGGTCATGCCGCCCTCCCGATGGCTCCGGCACGGCGCGCCAGATCGCCCAGGCGGGATTCGATGGCTTCGGTGAGGGTGACGCGGACGCGGCCTTCGTCATCGGTGGCGGCCAGCTCGGCCGCCACCTGGGAGGGCAGGTTTTCCAGGGCGCTGCGCAGCAGGGCCACCGCCTCGGCCACCACGGTCACCACGTCGGCACGGCGCAGCAGCTCGCCCAGTTCGGCCTGCTCATCACGCAGGGCCTTGCGGGCGTCGGCCTCGGCCTTGTCGGCCAGGGCCTTGGAGCGGCGCTTGCTGTGCGGGTCATCGCCGAACGGGGCCGGATCGTGCGCCTCGCCGCCGTGGCGGCCCGTGGCGGGCGGCGGAGTGGCGGTGGCGCCACCCGCCTCGCGCTGGGCCGCGTGGCGCGCCTGGACGCCCGCACGGGACGGATCGGAGGTGTCGGCGATCAGCTTGATCGACTCGGCCACCAGGACGCCCTTGCCGTCTGCGCTGAGCACCAGGCGCCCGGCCTTGCGCAGCTGGGTGACGTAGGACGGCGCCCGCATGATCCGCTGGGCGAACGCCTGGAAGCCCAGGACCTCCGGTGCGGAATCACCCACGACTGGCCTCCCCTTCCATTTTTTTCAGGTGTCTGGAGCTGGGAAGGGGCGCGGGCGCGCGTGATGCGTGGGTGTGCGGGATCGTGTGCGGGATCATGTGCGGGGTGCGCGAGGCGGACACCCGCGCCACGTAAGGCGTTGTGCGGGGTGTGCGGGATGTGCGGGGTGCGTCTACGTGCGCGCATGCACGCACGCACGCGGGGGCGGGACCGGTGTTAATGCGCGCGCCCGCGTGAGGGCGATAACCCCGCACATCCCGCACAAGCCTTGCGGCGTAAGGGTTTGAGCCCGCACATGATCCCGCACACGATCCCGCACATCCCGCACAGATTTTCATGGACTGCCCCCGAAATCGTCGGTGTCGCCTGGCTGGTTGCCGTTGATGTAGAAGCCCATGCCGGCGCGCATCTTCTCGATGGCCTCCCCCAGCCAGGTGCTGGCGGTCACCCCTTCCGGTGGACGGAACCCGAACAGCAGCACGCCGGCGGGCTGGACGATCCGGCCCATCCATCGGTATCGCTCCCGGTCGGTCTTCATTCCTCGGCGCCGCTTGATGGTGTCGATGAAGCGCTTCTGGGAGGCCGGCTTGACGCCGGTCCTTGCACACCAGTGCTGGTAGACCCGGAACCAGTCCATGGTCAGACCGGGCTGATTCTTGAGCGGGGCCATGTCGCCCTCGACCAGCGCGTCGATGAAATCCACCGGGCTGTCCTGGGCCAGCGCGGTCAGCTCGCGCTTGGCCTCGGAATCGGGCGGCTTGGTGTGCGGGTTGAAGTTGCCCAGGTCCAGGTGCAGCAGGTAGTCGTGCAGGGCCGGGATGCCGCCCTCCCGCATCTCCTGTGCCACGGCTCGGTAGTAGTCCTCGGGCTTTGGTTTTGCCATCCACAGGACGCAGTGGCGCCGATCGTCTTCCTCAAGCACAACCGGCATGGCCTCGTTCGAGAGGAACACCAGGTTGACGTGGTTTGCCTCATCGTAGGCGGCGATGTGCTTGGGGTTGATCCGCAGCATGGTGCCGGTGATCAGAGTCTTGAGCTTGTTCTTGTGCTCGAAGCGGTGGGCGCTGGCCACGACCTCATCGGCGATCAGGAACAGCTTGCGGCTCGCCCAGTCGTTGTGTTTGTCGACCAAGGCGTCCTGATCGAGGATGCGACCGTAGGGGCCATAGATGCCCATGACAGCCTCGAAGAACAGGTTTTTGCCCAGCCCCTGGCCGCCGTGCACAACGACGGTGGTCTTCATCTTGGCGCCGGGGTGCTGGATCGGATAGGCGCACCACTTGAGCACCCACTCGAACAGTTCGCGGCCGTTGCGTTCGCCGCTGCACATGTACTCAAGCAGGCCCAGGATGCGCTCGCAGCTGCCGGGCACCGGCTCCGATGGCCAGCCGCCCCACAGGTTGCAGGTGATGGCTGGATCCTCGCCGGCCGGGTCGAACCCGACATCCGTCTGGCGAACCATGGCCCGGTCCGGGTGCTCCATCCAGGCCTTATGCACATCGGCGCGGATGCAGGCGTTGCGCACGTCGGTCAGGGCCAGCAGGCAATGCTCGACGCGGTCGAACACCGCGCCACCGGCGGCGTACACCATCGCATAGCGCGGCAGCAGGTCATCCAGCCCCGTCAGGACGCGCAACGGCGCACCCCGCCCCCCGGTGGTGGAGGATGAAGCGCGCGGCACGGGGGCAGACCACTGCAGCTCCGACAGGCGGGTGGTCACCTGGGCGCCGACCGCGGACAGCCCCTCGATGGCGTGCAGGTCGTTGAAGTCGGTGATCTTGTGCCCGTTGGCGGCGTGCCGCGCCTGGCGGTCGGCCTCATCGGTGAAGGTCGGCTTCATCCACTCGCCACTGACCGCCAGGGCGGCGGCAGCTGCGTGGGTGATGCCGGGGTTGCCTTCGGTCCAGCAGTCGTCATCGGCACAAATCAGGATCTTCGCCCGCTTGAACCGCTTGCGCAGGGCCTCGGCCACCGGCAACAGGTTGCCGGCGTCGAACGCGCAGGCCACCGGCATGCCGGTGGCGGCGTGCAGCGATGCGGCGGTGGCGTAGCCTTCGGCGACCAGGACGACCCAGTGGGGCTGGTGGCCGAGCAGGTGGAAGTGCCCCTTTTTCGCCAGGCCTGTCGGCCAGAACTCCTTTGCCGGCCGCTTCGCCTGTTTAGCCTGAGCGGGTGTTCGCAGGAACTGCAGGCCATGGGTCTTGCCGGCGGTGTCGGAGAGCTGGACCACGGCGGTGCCGTGCTCGGTGTATCGCACCTGGACGCCGGGCACGCCCTTGGCCACCAGGTAGGGCGATTCGCCGGTGAGGCTCAGCCGCTCCCACACCTTGGTGGCACGCGCTGCCGCGGCATCGGCTTCCTTTCGCCGCTGCTGCTCGGCCAGCTTCGAGGCCTCAGCCCACACCCGCTTCATCGCCTGGTGCTGCTCGGGCGTGACGCGGTTCTTGTCGTCCTTCGGCAGCGCCACCTTCTGCGCGCCGTTGTCGGCGCCGCGCCAGATCCCGTAGCTGCCGACGATCAGCACCCTGTCGACGCTGGGCGACCACTCCTTGAGCAGGTACCAGCCACGGCGCTCGCGGCCACCGTCCTGCACCAGCACGCGCACCGGGCGATGTTCGCCGATGCGCAGGCCCTCACCTGGCGGGATGATCAGCCCGGCAGCGGACAGCTGGTCGAGCACGTCGGCGTAGTTGGAGGCCATCATTTCAGTTACTTCCTGCCCCGCTGACTACCGAACGAACGAGGTCCGAATTACCCGCATGGGCACCCCCTAGGGAGGACCCAGAGCCGGCCGCCGTCGCTGTCGCCGCGCCCGATACTGAAACCGCCGCCACCACCGTGGCGCGCTGCTCCATGCCCCAAGGGGTGCGGGGATTCACCCACCCACCGCGCAAGGTCATGGACGCCCACCCAACCGCAACACCCCCTGCACCGAGGTCACCGCTTCCACCCGCAACCGCTCGCGCTCGGCCAGCAGGTCGGCGGGGCTGCGGTTCGACGGCGGCGCGGCCAGCACGGCGGCGATCTGCGCGCAGGCGCGGCGCGCGGCCGGGGTGGGATTGGGGCGCGGGTGCAGCCAGCGCGTGTCCCTGATCATGGGCTCCCTCCGGGTTCCACCACGATTCCCTCGCTCCGCAGCAGGCGGCAGCGCAGGGTGTGGGCATGTTCTTCACGTTCAATCCATTCGGCGACCAGCTCGCGCAGAACGTCCGCACCTTCCCGGCCCGCGGCCAGGGCAAAGGTGTGGAACCGCTTGTGCACGGCTTCGCTGCACTTGGCACGCAGCTCCCAGGGGCCAAGGGCGTCGGCCACCTAGGCAGCCTCACCCTGGTGGATCCGGCCCGCGGAACCACGACGGTGGCGGCCGTGTTCTTCGGCCCGCTTGGCGCCGGCCTGCCGGTAGGATTGGCGGGGACGAGACCACCAACCACTACCGGAGACCGACATGGAAACGAGCGCGGCCATCAATGCCGAGACCCTGAACGTGGTGCAGCAAGCGCTTCGAGGCCTTGGGCTATCGATCGCAGCATCTGCGCGAGCAGACCTGGTGCAATGCGCAACGCTGCTGCAAGCCCACGCGACCGGGGTGCCGGATCTGCACCCGCTGGCGCGGGCGATGCTGCTGGATCTTGCGGAAGGATTCGACACCCTTGGCCGTGCGGCCCGGGGGCGAACAGACGACGCGTAGACCACTCGGCCAAGTCGAATGGCGACGCGCGCGAGCAGCCAAGAGGCTCATGCGGCACGGGTCACCTCCTTCTGTTCATGTTTGGCACCCCCATCGGGGTCACTCCTCGCCAGCCCTTCAACCCAGCTAAGGCCATCGAGCAACGGCCTGCCGGCGTCATCGCGGCGCCACGGAAGATCTGGGCGGTTGTCTTCGACGGGCGACAGCCCGCCAGATTCCCGTTCGATCAGCAGGCACCGCTCGGCTGGGATCGGGTCACCCGTGAACCACTGCTGCAGCCGGCCCTGGGTTACACCGATCTGGCGGGCAAAGTTCTGCTGGGTGATACGGGATTCGCGGAGGTAGTCTCTGAGCTTCATGCCGGAAATACTAGCGGCACTATTCGCGGCAAGTCAATAGGCAGCCTAGTGGCGCTTCTGGTTGAGCGTTAATAGGGTGCCTCCATGACTCCAGGCCGCCAGAAAACCAAGAACTTGCGCCCCCTCACTCCCCAGGAGGTGGCGGCCTCGGACCACATCAAGGAACGGCTGGCCGCGATCCGGGGAAGTGCCACCCAGGAAAAGGTCGCAGCCGAGGTTGGCGTATCGCAGGGGCAGATTTGGCAATGGGCCAATCGCCGCCTTCCGGTGCGCGCCACTCGCGCAGTCGCACTGGCAAAGGCCCTTGGGACAACACCTGCCCAGGTCAGCGCCGAGTACTCCAGCGTAATGCCAGACGCGGTGCGGGAGCTCCCAGCGGGCTACCTTCCGCAACAGGCAGGCGACCTTGACCAGGGGCAGCAGGCGATCCTTGAGATCTATTCCGCCATGTCTCCTGAGCATCAAGCCACCTGGCGGCAGGTTGGGAGTGCGCTTGCTCAACAGGCGCAGCCCATGAAAACCAAGGAAGGAGGTAAGTAGCCATGCTGTGGATCATCGCCATTGCCGCCATCGCAGCAATTCTCTGGATCGCCAGCAAACCGAAGCGTCGCAAGGTCACGAAAGTGCGGAACGGCGCCGGCCGGAGAGTCGAGGAAATTGAGCGACAGATCGCCACACTTGAAGCTCAAATCGCATCCGCTGAAGCCGAAGCAATCCAAGATGAGCCAGGCGGGTTTCCGCCTGACGAACCCGCAGAGTTCTTCAGCCAAGGCAAAGGTCGAACACTCGCCGCCGACATCGAAATCGACTTCATCGACAAGTACGGGAACGCCACCTGCAGGCGAATCACAACGCAGGACTACCAATACGGCCCAGAGAACGGGAACATCAATGCGTTTTGCCACCTGCGCAAAGGCAACAGATCGTTCCTGTTTTCAAGGATCAAACGCGCAGTTGACCTTGAAACTGGCACGGAGATTCAAGACCTTCGTTCATGGCTTGACCAGCGTTACGAACTCACCCCTGCCGCCGCGGTTGAATCACTCATCACTCAACACGCCGCCGCACTTCGCTGCCTTCACTACGTTGGCAAGGCAGATGGCGCATTCAGAGCCAACGAGAAAGCCGTGATGCGTGGGTTCATTGAGCGGCAATCGCCACATGCGGACCGCGAAACAATCGACCACGTCGTCGCTGAAGTTTCGACCTGGTATCCACTTTCTGCCATCGGGTTCGGAAAAGAGATAAGCGCCGTGGCACAGAGCCCGGAGGCATACCGCTACGACGTCCTGGCCGCCGCCGAGGCAATTGCGAAGACAGGCAAGGCCTCGCATACAGCCGAGGTCAATGCCGTCAAACGGCTCCGCAAAGCGGTGTCAGCCCCCAAATAGCGGAGCTATTGACAGTGATTTAATAGCAGCGCTAGTCTTACCCCCGCCAGCACTCCCGCTGGCGGGCGACCGGCGGGTCGCCGCCGGTCCCTCCCCTGGCCGGTCGACGGCCACTCCCCAGGCCAGCGTGACCCGCCGGCGCCCTCCCTCACCAGGAGCGGCGCCATGCACCAGCACACCACCAGCACCATCATCCAGTTGCCGGCCGATGTGGCCCGCTTCCGCGCCGGCATGTCAGCCGTGCGCGCCCGCGCCATCGCCCTGGACGCCGCGCCCGACGCGCTGCGCCGCGCCCTGCAAACGCTGCTGGCGGAAATGCACGCCGGCCGCTCATCGGCCGCCGCCGTCGCGCTGGCCAACAGCGCGCTCAAGCCGCTGCGCCGCGCCCAGCTGCACGGCGGTGCCGCGTGAGCCCGCGCCCCAACGTCGCCCCGCCGCGGCCCAAGCCCGGCCGCCCCAGCGCGGTGCCGCCGGCCCAGGACCTGCACTTCATGGGCCAGGTGTTCCCCACGCTCGGCCACCTGCGCGCCGCCTACCCGGCCTTCGGCACCGATGACGCGGTGCGCGCCATCCGCGCCGGCTGCGACACCCCGACGGCGGTGGAGACCTACTGCTGGAAGTTCCGCACCGCCACCTACCTCAAGACCGTGGCGGCGGCCCGCGCCAGCCGCTACTCCGCCCGCCACATGCTGGGCGAGCGCGACATGGCCGCCAAGCGCCGCCGTGGCGGACTGGCCACCGCCGTGCGCGGCAAGGCCACGCCGGCCGGGAGGAAGGCATGACCGCCCGCACCGTGTGGCCGCAGGCCCTCACCCTGCGCACGACGCTGCCGGGGCTGCGGCTGCGGGTGGCCGACAGCGGCGGCGACAGGCTGGTGGTCGAACTGCACAAGGGCCGCTGGCCCACCTCCATCACGGTGGTGACCCAGGTGGTCCACCGCGGCGACCCCATCACCCCCGACCGCAGCGTTTGGCTCCCGGCGGGCTGCTGGTTCGCCAGCACCCTGATCGTCCTGCATTCCCCGGCCGAGCTGGAAAAGCTCGAGCACTGGCTGGACTCCATGCCTCCCGAAGTCGCCGCCCACTTCCACATGCCGGGCCGCGCCACCCACCAGGAGGCCGCCGCATGACCGAGCTGCACGCCACCGTGGACGAGCGCGCCGCCGCCGCCATGGCCGCCCACACCTACGCCTGGCGCCGGCAGCGCCAGGCCGCCTACGCGCACGACCCGGTGACCGCCCGCTTCTGGGCCGACACCTGCGCCGCCTGCCTGGCCGAGCTGGACGAACTGGCCGCCGCCGGCCGCGCCGGACTGGACGCCCACGCCCACGCGCCGCCGCCCAACGACGGCATCCAGCGCGGCAACACCGACCTGCCGGCCCTGTCCGGCCACGTCTACCTGCGATAGGAGCCACCCATGCGCACCACCGACCACCAGCTCGCCGAGGGCGTGTGCGAAAGCATCGCCACCACCACCCCCCGGTTCACCCCGCCATCGCGCACCACCAGCGTCTGGCGCCACCTGGTCGGCTGGATCGCCGCCAGCATCGGCGCCCTGCTGATCGTCGCCATCGTCATCGGCCTGGGAGGCTGACCATGCACAGGAGTTTCAACGTCCACGGGCGGGCCATCGCATGACCCAGGACGACTTCATCGTCATCCGACGCGCCGACCTGTCCGCACACGCCAACGTCACCGACCTGGCCGCCCTGGACCGCGTGCGCGCGGTTCTGCCAGAGGGCGCTGCGCGTACCAATGCCGTCCTGGGCGACGTGCTGGCCGAACTGGCACGCGCTGAAGCCAAGTTCCCCACCTGGCCGAGCGACCCGGTGCATGCGACCGCGGTGCTGGGCGAAGAATACGGCGAGCTCACCCGCGCGGTGCTGCAGGCCGTGTACGAGCCGCACAAGGGCGGCCGCGACCAGGTGCGGGACGAGGCGCTCCAGACCGCCGCGATGGCGCTCCGCTTCCTGTTGAGCCTGGACGAGTACGAGTACGCGCCGGCACCGCAGCACGAGCAGGCCAGCGCATGAGCACCGAGCGACGCCCGCCGGTCTCCATCAACATCAACACCGTACGCGCCAAGGACGGTGAGCGCGATCGCCTGCAGGCTCACCTCGACGCCTTCCTGCGCAAACGCGGCAACAAGGTCCAGGTGCTCGATTCCCACGAGCTGGGCAAGGGCCACCAGATCGAGTACCGCGAAATGAGCTCCGCCATGGCCCAGGCGCGACTCAAGACGCGCGAGCGACGACGAAGGAGCCAGGACGAAGAGGAATGAAGAAGAAGCCTCCCCGTCCCAATCGCCGCCGCCGGCGCCGCGCCGATGCACTGCTCGCCGAAGCCGCTCGCGCACTGCACGACCTCCCTGACCACCAATGCCCGACGGACCTGCTTGAGCGGATCCGCCTCCACCTCGCCGCCGGCCAGCCGGCACCGCAACCAGGAGAACCCTCCGAATGAGCCTCACCGTCAACGTTAAGAACCTGACCATCTCCCTACCCGGAGCCACACAACCGCTCCCGCCGATCCTCGCCCTGGCATTGGCGTCGGCGCTGGGCAACCACACCAAGGAGGCCCCGGCGAACGATGCGCCCGCGCCGGGCGGCGCCGAAATCCCTGGCACCACAGAACGCCGCTGGGCCCTGATCCAGTCGCACGCCAGAGTGGCCGCCGACGGCTCCTACATTGCGGCCGACGACACCATTACCCCGCATGTGGCCGTGGTCGACAACGCGACCGGCCTGATGTGGTCTGTCGAATCCCTGGGCGACCCGAGCGACGAAGACAGCGGTCTGCCACACGCCGAGTGCAAGAAGCGCTGCGCGGAGCTGCGGCTGCTCGGCTTCGACGACTGGCGCCTGCCAACGCGCGCCGAGCTCGCCGGCCTGGTTGACGACACGCGCCACGAGCCCGCAATCGACACCGTCCTGTTCCCGCGCGTGAAGCCGCGCTGGCACTGGACCAGCACTCCGGCCGCCTGGTCTTCGGCGTCCGCGTGGCTCGTCCTCTTCGACGTCGGCTACGTCGACGGCATCCACCGCAACCTCCACGGGTTCGCGTTGGCCGTGCGCCGCGCCGGTCAGTAATCGGCCCATCTGCATCCACCACCTGACAGGACTCCGCACACCATGACCAAGCCCACCTTCATCAAGATCGGCGCCGACGGCGCCCGCCTGCCCAACGACGCCACCGACTGGGTCGCCGTCGAGCTCCCCGACCACGGCCTCACCTTCAGCCGCACCAGCATCGTCGACACCGACGTGCCCCAGGAGAAGTGCGAGGCCGCCTGCAAGGCGCTCACCCTGGCCGGGCACTCCGACTGGGACCTGCCCACCATCGAAGAGCTGCAGCTACTGGTGGACCGCAGCCGGTACGAGCCGGCGATCGACACCGACTACTTCGTCGACATCGAGAACGACTGGTACTGGTCAAAGACCCCGGCCGCCTGGTCTTCGGCGTCCGCGTGGAACGTCTACTTCTACTACGGCGACGTCACCGTCAGCCACCGCGGCTACCACGGGTTCGCGTTGGCCGTGCGCCGCGCCGGTCAGTAATTTGATCTTGGCCCGCGCGTGACCAGCCGATTCCAGCCACCGCCCGTGATCAAGGCCTGCGAGCGCCTGCTCGTGGACATCGAGCACGCCGTGCGCCAGTTCCCGCGCTACCACCGCTACGTGGTGGGCGCGGATCTGCGCAAGGCCGCGGCGGCCACCTACTGCACCGCCAACCGCGCCTGGCGCGACCAGGCCGGCCGGCAGCAGTGGGTGGACAGGCTGGTGTGGCAGGTCGACGAGCTGAAGATGTACCTGCAGACCGCCAAGCTGGTGGGCGCCACCGCCAGCTTCCGGCAGTTCGAGCACCTCGCGCGCCAGGTCGAAGGCCTGGGCGCACAGGTAGGCGGCTGGCGCCGCCAGTTGCACCCCAGTGCCCAGAATGCGGCCGCCCCTCGCGGCGTGCCGCAGCGTGGCCAGAAACTGAGTACCCGTGCCGCCTCTGCTGGGGCCAACGCATGACGACGCCACGCTACCCGCATCCGGGCTGCCTGGCCGGGTCTCAAGCGCACGGGGAGGCGGCCGCCTGGTCTTCGGCGTCCGCGTGGAACGTCAACTTCAACAACGGCAACGTCAACAACAACCACCGCAACAACCACGGGTTCGCGTTGGCCGTGCGCCGCGCCGGTGAGTTTCAGGGTGCGCCGGATATCTCGCTGCAATCGCTGTACCAGGCATGGCGGCGGGCGCGCCGCCAGAAGGTGCCCAGCCACAACCAGCTGCGCTTCGACAGCGACTGGATGTGCAACCTCATCCAGTTGCAGCGCGAGCTGCAGGCCGGCACCTGGGAACCGCGGCCGTCTACCTGCTTCATCGCCACCCGGCCCAAGGCGCGCGAGATCCACGCGCCGGACTTCGCCGATCGCGTCGTCCACCACTGGCTGATTCCCCAGCTCGAGGCGATCTACGAACCCGGCTTCATCCACGACAGCTACGCCAACCGCCGCGGCAAGGGCAGCCACGCCGCAGTGCGCCGCGCGCAGGCCTTCGCCCGACAGGTGCACAACGGCCAGGGCGGCGGCTGGTACCTGCAGCTCGACATCCACAACTTCTTCAACTCGATCCACCGCCCCACCCTGTGGCGGATGCTGCGCGACCGCATGCAACAGCGTGCAACGCCTGCAACCACCCAGCGCGCCACCCACGCCCTGCTGCGCCGGGCGCCGTTGCACGCCGGCGCCCACGTGCGCGCCACCGCCGCCGAACTGGCCCAGGTGCCGCTGCACAAGCGGCTGGCCAATGCCGGCGCCGGCCGCGGGCTGCCCATCGGCAACCTGTCCAGCCAGTTCTTCGCCAACGTCTATCTGGACGCCCTGGACCAGTTCGCCAAGCACACCCTCAAGGCCAAGCGCTACTTGCGCTACGTCGATGACTTCGTGCTGTTCCATCACGATCGCGCCCAGTTGGTGCAGTGGCAGGCCCAGATCGAACGCCTCCTCGCCGAGCGCCTTGGCCTGCGCCTGAAGCCCGACATCCGCCTGCGCCGCATCGAGGACGGCCTGGACTTCCTCGGCTACGTCATCCGCCCCACCCACACGCTGGCGCGCCGCCGCGTGGTCGGCCACGTGCGCCAGGCCCTGGCCGAGTGGAAAGGCCAGCACGTGCATGGCGACCGCATCCGCTGCACTCCGGCCCAACTCGAACACCTGCAGTGCCGCGTGGCCAGCTTCGGCGGCCACCTTCGCCACGCCTGCAGCTTCCGCCTGCGCCGCTCCATCCATCGCCGGCACCCGTGGCTTTCCACCGCCCTGGTGCGCCGCCGCTTCCCCGCCCGCCAACTCGGCCGGGCCATCACCCTGAGGATCCACCGCTGATGCACCAATCCATCATCGTCCACGGCCCGCCCGGCTGCGGCAAAACCTTCAACGCCGTCACCATCGCCCGCCACTTCGGCCTGTGCCGGATCTTCGACAACCAGGACCCGCACGCCCTGCCGCCCGGCATCGGCACCAACACGCTGATCCTCACCCGCGTCAACCTGCGCGGCCGCGCCGAGTTGGCCGGCTGTCGCGTCCTCCACTACGCCGACGCCGCCGCCCAGGCCGGCGTATCCCAACCCACCCGCCGCACCGGCACGGAGTAACCCACCCCATGTCCACCATCCAGCAACTCCCGCTGGCGCAGCTGCGCATTTCCCCGCGCAACGCCCGCAAGACCGGCGGCCAGTCCGTGGCCGACCTCGCCGCCATCACCGCCGCCGAAGGCCTGCTGCAGAACATCGTGGTCACCGACGCCGGCAACGGCCAGTTCGACGTGGAAGCCGGCGGCCGCCGCCTGCGCGCCCTGCAACTGCTGCAGTCAGAAGGCCGCCTGCCGGCGGCGCTGGCCAGCGTGCCATGCCAGGTGGTGGACGCCACCGTGGCCGGCGAAGCCAGCCTGGCCGAGAACACCCTGCGCGAAGCCATGCACCCGGCCGATCAGTTCGACGCCTTCACCGCCCTGGTGGATGCCGGACAGCCCATCACCGAGGTGGCCAGCCGCTTCGGCGTCACCGACACCTTCGTCAAACAGCGCCTGCGGCTGTCGCGCCTGCGCCCGCAGTTCCTGGACATGTACCGCGCCGACGAAATCACGCTTGACCAGCTGCAAGCCCTGGCCACCACCGACAACCACGAAACCCAGCGCCAAGCCTGGGAGACCGCCCGCGGCGACTGGGAGCGCAGCCCCAGCCACCTGCGTGGCTACATCATGCGCGAGAAGGCCCCCAGCGATTCCAGCCTGGCGCAGTTCGTCGGCCTTGACGCCTACCGCGCCGCCGGCGGTGAAGTGGTGCAAGACCTGTTCAGCGCCAAGGCCTGGCTGGCCGATCCCGCCCTGCTCGACACCCTGGCCATGGACAAGCTGGAAGCCAAGGCCGCCACGCTGCGCGCCAGCGGCTGGGCGTGGACGGAAACATGGCTGGCGAGGGACTGGGCGAAGCTCCGCGAGTACGGCCCCCTGTATGAGCCCCACTACCTCCCCGTCGAATACGACAACGCCGCCGACGCGGCCCGGGCCGGTGAACTGATCGAGCACATCGCCGCGCTGGAACAACGCCTGGACGCAGAGGAAGCCGGCGATGCCGACCCCGGCGTCCTGGATGACCTGGCCGCCCAGTTGCTCACCGCAGAAGGCGAAGCCAACGAAATCGACTACCGCCACCCGCGTGCCTTCCCCGCCGACACCAAGGCCACCGCCGGCGTGATCGTATCCGTGGACAGCGGCGTGTTCCGCTTCGACTACATGTCCACCCGCCCCGGCGAGAAAGCCCCCAAGGCCGCCCACAAATCCGCCGGCAAAACCGGAACCGCAGACGCCGACGCCGACACCGACGCAGTGCCCGCCCTGCCCGAATCCCTGTGCCTGGCCCTGTCCGAACACCGCAACGCGGTGGCCGTGATGCACCTACTGCAGGACCCGGTGCTGGCCCAGTGCGTGCTGCTGGAACGCCTGCTGCAGGAATCCTCCATCGACCGCCATCCCGACAACGGCCTGGCCATCGGCTGCGAAGGCTTCTCCACCGCCGCCGACACCCCAGACCTGCACGACACCGTGCGCAACAGGATCACCGCCGCCGCCCGCGCCATCACGGACGTCCCGATGGAAGGCACCCTGCCCTGGCTGCTCAAGCAGACCGACGCCACCCGCGCCCAGATACTGGCCGGCCTGGTCGCCCTCAACTTCGACGGCACCACCCGCGCCCTGCAAGGCCACCCCGGCGTGACCGCCATCCAGGCCGTCACCGGATTCGACATGGCCGACCACTGGTCGCCCACCACCGATGGCTTCCTCGCCAAGGTGCCCGGCGCCACCATCGCCCGCGCCGTCACCGAAGCCCGGGGCCCGGAAGCGGCCGCCCAGCTCACCGGCCTCAAGAAAGCCGAGCGCGTGGCCACCGCCGCCAAGCTCCTGGCCGGCACCGGCTGGCTGCCCGAGCCCCTGCGCGGCCCCACCTACGGCCAGAAGCCCGCCCCCGCCGCCAAGGCCAGCCAGCCGAAGAAGGCCGCCAAGCCACCGGCCAAGAAGAAGGCCCCCGCGAAGAAGGCGCCCGCCAGGAAGCCCGCGAAGGCACCCGCCAAGCCCACCAGGAAGCCGGCCACCACCAAGGCCGCCACCAAGAAGGCCAAACCAGCATGAAGCGCGCCCCGCTCTGCAACCTCTACCGCACCGGCTGGGCCGACGCCGCCCTGCAGATCCACCGCAAGGTGCGCGGCTGGGCCGCCAGCATGGTGGTGCACGTCACCCACGACGGCACCCTGGCCGCCGTCGCCACCACCCGCCCGCAGTCCTACAGCCCCCCCAAAGGCCACGACCTGGTTGGCACCTACACCGCCACCACCCCCGTCGAGCACATCGAAGACGACCTGATCCAGTACCTGCGCGACATGACCGGCATCACGATCGCCGAGGCCCACGCACCATGACCACCGCCCACGACTACTCCACCTTCTGGCTGCTGTTCGGCCAGTACGGCGCCACCATGACCCTGGAGCAACTGCGCGACGCCTACTTCCCCGGCGCCGCCATCAAGACCATGGCCAACAAGCACAGCCAAGGCCTGCTGCCCCCCCGCACCGGCGACGTCTACGACACCCGCGACGTGGCCACCTGGTGGGACCAGATGCGGATGGAGAAGGCGGGGTGATGCACCAAGCCGCAACGAAGCGGCGTCGGCTTGAATGAACTGTTAGAGGGCGTTTGCGATGAGTTATCCAAGTGAGTGGAAAGGTAGTGTGGATGCGGTTGATGGGACCGCAGTCTTCAAAATTGACGGCGTTGAATACTCGCTGCACCTCGATTCTTTCAGCGACTATCAAGTCGTCGCCAGAATGCTCGACGCGGTATTCAACCAGGGTAAGCAGTTTGCAGAGCAAGCCATCCGGTCGCATGTATCACGCGCGCTGGACGATGCGAAGCTGCTTCATGCCCTCTAACACCGAAGCTAAGCCGACCCGCGAAGCGGGTTCGGCTTGAATGAATTGTTAGACCGCAACCGACTACGGAGGTACGGCAGAAATGCACAACCAAACTGACCAGATGAAACGGCCAATGCGCGCTGGACACGCCGAGAAGCTGGCATCAAGGGTTGGAAGCGGCGGCAATGTCCGCTCCGGTGAGAGTCCGGATGCCTCCACCCAACCATGCCGCGCCAACCAGAATGGATCGCACCTGTGGTCAGCACCGAGCGCGGATGGCTGGTGCGAATGCCTGTGGTGTGGCGACTTGGCTCCATTGCGGTCTAACGCCTGAGTTAAGCCGCGCCGTAGGCGTCGGCTTGAATGAGTTGTTGGGCCGCAGCCCACGGAGAATCGAAATGTTGAATTGGTTGAAGTGGACGATTGCACGGAAAGAAATGCTGACGCTTGAGCGGTACAGGACGGCTTGCAATACCGCTGGCCGCTGGCTGGCCGGACACACACCAGCGGCATGTGAAACGGCGTACTGGATTCAGGACGTTGCCGAAGGGAAGCGCCCCGATGACATCGAAAAATTCCGCGAGCAACTGCGGCCCAACTCCCAGTAGACGGCGACCAGCCCCCGATATCGGATAACCAGCTGGCATTTACGGAGCTACGCCCCACCGAGGCCGCCACCAGGCGGCCTCACCTTTTCCACAGGATGCCCGCACCATTGGCGTACCAGACCCCCCGGAAAGCCCCGCCGCTGCAGGGTGTCGGTCCAGTCCATCATCGGGGCGACGG